ATACAAATTTTTACAATTTACAAATTTTTACAATTTACAAATTTTTACAATTTACAAATTTTTACAATTTACAAATTTTTACAATTTACAAATTTTTTTTGTTATGATTTTTCCTGTACTATCTTTTGTAATATTTCGATTAATTCTTTTTTAGTTTTATTTATCATACCTTTTTTACCTTTTTTTTTTATTTGTTTATTTTTATCAAGCACTAATTGTTGTAAATCCCCCAATTTCAGTTTTTGATATTGTGTTTTTTGTATTTTTGTTTCTTGTTTTTGTAAATCAAATAGTGGCATGAGTTGTTCGTGAGTTGTAAAATTATGTTTGGAATTAATGTCATATTTAATAGTGTAATTTCCATTTACACATGTAAACAAAATTGAATATCGATACTTATCATATTTATTCACATAATTTAGTTGGTCATTTTCCGATATAATTATATTTAAATTGAAATAATCACCAAGATATACATAAAAGAAATTATGAACATGTAATTTATTTTCCAATAATTCATTTTGTAATGCAGTTTTTTTAAATTTTTTATATCGATAATTAAATTTTTCATACAAATTTTCCATGTCTAAATCAAGAGCCATTTTATATTTTACTTGTTTCATAAAACAATGTTTATCTTTATCTTTTATAATTAGAAAATGATCGTAAACCATGATACAAACACCTAATAATATGACATCTGCGTATTTTAATTGAATTTGAACAATATTTTTACACTCTTTGTTTTCTAATATGTTATAAAGCCCAGATATATCATGTGTTGATCCTGTCGATCGATGAGTTCCATTTGTGTTTTCAGATTTTGTCTGTTTATATAAATGTAGTGGTTGTGTTTTAGGTGTTCCAAGTCTTTCTTGTGTTTTAGGTGTTCCAAGTCTTTCTTGTGGAGGTGCTGGTGGATGTTTTGAATTTTTTTTTAATATTTTTAATGAGATTGTTGGTTCAATTTTATATGGTAATGTTGGTGGATGAAGTAATATATTTTTTGAGTGGTGAATATAATATTTATTTATGAAATTATACAAAAAATTTTTAAAAAAGTTTTTTCGATTAAATTGGTGGTTAAATTGAAGATGGGATGATTGAATGTGTTGGTGATTTTGTATTTTGTCCAATTGATCATAAGAAAATGTTGATTTATAAACATTTTTTTGATAAATATGATCAACTAATTTTTCAAATCGATGATTTGTAATTTTATTTTTATGTGACATTATTCATAATATAATATTTCAGCTTTAATATTTAAATTCAAATTAAAATAAATTAAAAAAACAATTGTTATATTGGAAATGTTTTTCATCTAAAAAATAAAATAAATTTGATTTATTTTTTAATGATCAATATTAATTTCAAAAATAATCATCATTATGTCTCTGGTTAACGATCCCAATACCATGATTAATGAAGCAGTAGTAAATACAGAGGACCATGTGGAAAATGACCATGTGGAAAATGACCATGTGGAAAATGACCATGTGGAAAATGACCATGTGGAAAATGACCATGTAGAAGAAACAACGGAAAAGAATGAAAAGCAAAAAAAGGAAAAGAAGGAAAAGAAGGAAAAAAAGAAAAAAAAGAAAGAGAAGAAAAAAAAGAAAAAAGACGGAGATAGCAGTAGTGATGATGAAAAACAAAAAAAACCATTTTTTGTAATTAAAAAATGGAATGCTTGTGCAATGTGGTCATGGGATGTTTGTACTGATACATGTGCAATTTGTCGAAATAAATTGACAGAACCCAGTATTGAATTCCAGGCAACTGGTAATGATGCTGCCACTGGAATTCATATTTCGTGGGGAGAATGTACTCATGTATTTCATAGTGATTGTATACAACGTTGGTGTAAAACAAGACATACATGTCCATTATGTAACAAAGATTGGAAAATATCGAAAGTGGAATCATTGGATGTCACTGCCGACACTTCAGAGTGAAGTTAATAAATTTAAAGTAAGTCTTCTGTTAATTCATCATTGATTGAGTTTTTATCTTGTGAACATTCAGACAATTTGCTTAAAGATTCAAATTTGTCATCTAATATATTTTCGACAACATAAGAAGTTTTAAAAAAATTATCAACAGTTTGTTGTTCTTTACTAATATTTTTACATTTTTTCATGATTCGTTCTTTGACACCTGATAACTTCATTTTATTGGAATACAACATTGGAACTTGATTTGGATTGATAGAGTACTCTTCTAACGATACATCTAACTGAGTTTGATTGTTTGATTCCTCATCTTCATCTTCATCTTCATCTTCATCTTCATCTTCATCGTCTTCGTCATCTTCCATATCATTCATATTTAGTAAAATATGTTTGTTATTTTCATCTTCAATATTATCATCATCGTTATCTTCATCATCTTCGCCTCGACAATTATTATAATTAAAATCACTAATATTTTTAATGTTTTTATGTTTTTTCTTTTTTTTTGTAGACATTAAAGTCATAGAAGTCAAAACATTTTGTGATAAAACATGATTATTTGAATTATCACTCTTAACACTGCCGTGATCCTCTTCTATACTATATGATTCATATTCCTCAATTAAATTTTCATTAAAGGTCATATTATTAATTGTGTTATTCTCATGGTTATCTTCTTGGTTTTGATTTGTTTCTTGGTTTTGATTTGTCTCTTGGTTTTGATTTGTTTCTTGGTTTTGATTTGTTTCTTGGTTTTGATTTGTTTCTTGGTTTTGATTTGTTTCTTGGTTTTTTTCATGATCATTTTTCATTGAGGTTGGTTTATTGATATTGGTAATTAAATTTTTATTATTTTTGCAATATTCGACAAATTTTTGAACTTTTACCAATGTTTCTGATTTTAGTCTTTGTAAATTAATAAATACTCCATAATTATTTTTTGAAACCTTTGTATTGTCCTTTCGAATAATATTGAAAATTTCACAATGTTCATTGTATCCTAATTTGGAAATATCTTTTCTCAATTGTTCATGTATTCTTTTTAATTCTATTTTTTTTAAATCCATTTATTCTTTGGGTATAAAAAAAATATTTCAATAATCTTTAAATCATATTGATAATTTAGCCAACACTTCAATTTCTTTGTCATGCAACTCATATTTTGAGTGTAATACCTCAACATCTATATAATCACCCCCTTTGATATTATTAAAAGTTTCCTTATCATTATTATGGTGGACTTTTGATAGACCAATAGTTATTGGACCTTTTTTTGCTAAAATACCCATTTTATTTATACCAATAACTTGACATTTTCTTAAAATGTCCCCTTTAACTGGATTACACACCTTAACATCTAATTTAACATCAAAAACAAGGTTGCCATTGAAATGAGCAGAATTTATTTTTCCAATACTTCTTTGAATTAAATTGATTGATTTTTTTATAATATAACCATGTTTATAACATTTATCACCAATTTCATTTTTAATTTTAGAGATAATTAAACCATTTATTTCATTTGGGCGGACAGAATTTAGTTCGTATGGTTTCAATGAAATTCGATAATCGATGGAAGAGCGATACTGATTATCAATAGAGTCAGACATATATATTAATACTTTAAATTTTTTTTAAACCATTATCAAATTTAAATTCGATTTAAAAAATAAAAAATATTAAAAAATATTAAAAAATATTAAAAAAAAAAATGATATTTTTATTAGTTTTCTACCCACCATCGAGTTGATAAGTATGGTGGACTTTCATTTGAGTCGACACATGACTGTAAAACAGATGGTCCTCTATTCAGGTGGTCTCTCATTTCACCATAATCAATATAATAATCAAAATATCGAACATTGGATAAGAACCCACCAAAACCACCAAAATCGGTTAAAAATAGATCTCCATAATTTTGTCGCATTAAAGAATCAAATTCTTTGCTTTTTTTTAAAACACCATTGATGTACACATCTAATTTAGTTTGTCGACCTGAAACAGTTACACAAAACCATTTATCAAGTGGGATATTTGGTATATCTATATATTCATCAATTTTTTTAAAAGTATTCATAAATATGCGCATTGCGTTTTTTTTGGGATGTAACCATATTCCAGGTGCTCGTAATGGCCATCCACGTTCATTTCCTTTGTGCATTATGTGTTTCCAATTTCCCCGATTTACAGTCCAATCATCAATATAAATCCAGAACATATATGTGAATTCCAATCCATTTTTTTTATTTTTGGATCGTTCAAGTGTGATTGATCCATCAACATTTGGATCTTGTAAAATAACCATTCGTTTTTTACCTGTTTTGGTTCCTTTTAAAATCCATGGTTTTGAATTTTTGCTGCTCATATATTTTTTAAATAAAAATGTTCCAACAACTAATAAAATGATTATTAAAATTATGATATACACAATTTTTGGGATTTTTTTTAATGGTGAATTATCTATATGATCAGAAGCACGTCCAACTATATTTTTAAAGAAGGATTTTGTTTTTTCCATTTGATACTATATTAATATATTATTTTATAAATTTTCTTTGAAAATTAAGATTAAAATTTTTATAATTTTTCATAATATTAAAACAAAAATAAGAATATACTTTATTTTGATATTATAAAACATTATTTTAACCATTATTTTTCATAGCCTTTTGAAAAAATTGATTTAATTTTATCCGCAGATAAAGGTTTGTTATAGTACCGAAAATCTGAAATATCACCATCAAATCCATCATTATCAAATAAATGAATATCTTCCGAGTTAATTCGTGGTGGATTTGCGTATTTACAACTTCGTGCTAATTCGCCATTTAAATATACATCCAAAGTTCTTTCGTATAAAACAATTCCAATATGTACCCATGTTTGGACAGGGATATTAATTAAGTCACATTGATCGTCTGGGTCAAATTCAGACTCTTTCATTTTTGTTGGATTCATATCAACTGGTTCAGTATAATTCTTGATTGAGCAGTATTCTTTTTTAACATCAGGATCTGTTGTTAAACACCAATCACCTTTTTTATCATCAGTTGGGTTTCTACAATTATTATGATATCCAAGATCTTTAGTTGGGTAATTTGTGTCTGTATAATTATGTGTATGGGGAAATTGAGAAGACCAGTATTGACATTGTTTGCCACTTTTTGTTACATTTGTATTGTTTTGCTTTCCGTATGTATCAATACGAATCATTAAATTATTTGTATTTGGATAAATCCAAACTCCTGGATTCACTGATTTCGCATCTTTGTCTCCTCTGTGAAATACATGTTTTGGTTGACCATATTTGAAATTCATATCATTAATTTTTATCCAAAAAGAATAGGTGTAGCTGTCTCCATCTGATAATTTATCACTGGAATAGACTTTGTATGCTGTGGAATCAGAGCCAGAGGAATTATTATTAGAACATTCGTTCTTAAATAATTGAGCAGCTTTATTTGTAGCTTTATGAACATCATCTATAATATTGCTGTACTCTTTATTGTATGTCTTTATTAATTTATAAATAGCATATATAATAACTGCTAATATTACAATCGATAATATTATAACCAACGTTTGATTGGATTTAATTTTTTGAACAATTGCCATCTTATAATATATATATGCAAAATAAATTTATTTGATTAAAAAAATTGATTTATTTTATAATTTGGTTAAATTAGACACAAAATAAATTTTCAAAAAAATATTGTAAATATTTATGCAAAAATTCTTTAGTATTCAACGTATTTTGCATGAAAAAACGATTGAAAAAAAAAAAGGAAGGAAAAAGAACAAAGAGAAAAAGAGATTGAAAAAGAAAATAAAAACCAAAATCTGACTGTTCAAATAATTGATTGTGAACGGGCTTTGGCAAAAACTCAAACTAATAAATTAATTGTAAAAGATTTGATTGAAAGTGACAAACATCTCAAATACCTTTTTTGACTTATCAATAGAAACATAATAATTACATCTCATAAATGTGAATTTACTAAATCAACAGCTATTGGAGACAAAAACACCAGTAAAAATATTATAATATCTTGTGGCAAATGTGAAGAGAATAATCTTTTATTTGACAGATCCGATCCAATCTAAAAGAAATATTATCCCATGAACTTATACACGCATATGATAGGACAAAACGAAATTATCCGTTTGATGAAATTCATAACATAAAAACAGAAATAAATGCATACAAATTTCAACAACAACAACAACAACAACAACAACAATCCTTCACAACATGCTAACAACAGTCCGAGTCAGTCAGTCGCTCGATTAACCATCAAATCCTGACAAATTTAATTATCGAACGTATTTTTGGACTAAACATGATCGTATCATAAAAAGTGTAGTTTATTCAATTATACATCCAAATAATAACGATGAGAATCAAGAAAAATATATTGAAATTGTAAATGAAAAATATCAAGATGCGTTTAATGAAAAAAGTCATTTAAATGGACTTTATGACGACCTATGAAGACTATGAAAACGATAAAAACATAAAAAAAAATTGATTTGATACTTTTTTTTTTAAATAAATTATATCACTACATCACTGATTAAAAAAATTTAGTTATTCGATAAAAAACATACAGGCTTTTATAAGTTAAATCTGAATTATGTCGTAATAATCTTCTCCCTTTAAAAGTTGTTTGTTTGCGTATTTATCTGATAAAAACACCTTATTACAATCTGTAACCATATCAATACATTGGTTAATATTAATTGGAAATTTTTTTATAATTTGTTTTTTTTCAAAATTGAAAACATATAAATATCTTTTTTTTTCAATTTTTGTAAATACATAGTTTTCAAGATCTTTGGTGAAATAATAATTTATATCATATCCATCGATTTTTTGAAATAAATTATTAAATTGTATCTTTGTTGGTTCATCTTCTGTTAAATCAAAATACATCTTGGACACAGTATGATTTTGAAAATTATATGAATGTATCATTATTCTTTTATCACTTATTATTTGAAAAGAATCGTGCATTACGGAAAAAGATTTTAATGTGAAAAATGACTGATATTTTGTTATATTTGGAAATGTATTTTTTATAAAATTCCATAAAACCCATTCTTTTTTTTTTTGATCAAAACAAAGAATGCATTGGCCATCCGATGAAAAACGATATTTACATCCATCATAATATTTATTATAAAATTGTAGATTTGGATTTGTTAATTGTTTTCTCTCTTTTGAAATAATATGTTCCAGTGTATTATTATTAATCACCACATAATTTGTCGATGATATAAATTCAGTTGAATATTGATACTCTGATTTTTGACCAGTCTTCACATTTATAATATAGTAGGTTCTTGGACTTGAAGTAATTTTTGTTTGAAGAACAAAATTTTTATTTAATTTTGTTAATTTGTAATGAGTTCCAAACCCCATGGTGGCACCACATTTATATGTAATATTTCCCTGTGTGTCTATGATAAAATACAAGTCGCTAAAATCAAAACCAAAATTTAGTTTATTTTGAATAAAAACTAGTATTTTATTTTTAGCTAAAATGTCTAATTTCATTTTGTATTGATCTTCACAATTTTTTTCCAACTGATCATTTAGATTTTTATTCAAACATTTTTTATTTTTTATCTTCCATGAATTTAGAAAATATTCATAAATTGTTTTAAGTAGATCTTTTGGTAATCCGTTTTTTTCAAGAACATTAACTACATGTTTAATTGTAGTTTTTAAATTGTTTTTCATTGTAAATTAAAGTAATTGTACATCAGAGAAACCCCTCTTTTTTTTCAAATTTTTTAATCAATTGCAATTACAATCACAATCAATTAGTGGTAAAATATACAATAATTTATAACGAAATGGTTTATAACATTATCTATGACATAATTTATTATTTTATTCCTATTTCATGGATTGTCATTTGTTTAGTATGTAATTACGACTATATTTTTCCTAAATTCTTCACAAGAAAACGTAAATTATTTTTTCAATATATTAATTATGATAAAAATCGACTTGTGACATCAGATGCCAGAAAATCTATGTAAAACTACTTTGACGTTTATTTACATTTTTTTTCCAAATGCCCTTATTCAATTCATTTTTAATTATTGAACAAAGCCAAATTCTAAA